ACCACCAGCGTGAAGTCGCTATCGTCAAGGTCTTGAGCCGTAACTTGAGTGCCACGGGCATAGTTCTTGACAGCGATTTCAGGTTCCTTGATGATCTTCACCGAATCGCCCACATTGGCGATTTCGCCAAAGTAGTCGTTGTTCGTGATAGCTTCAACAACGGAAGACTTACGGAAAGCAAGCTGAACTTGCTTGGAATAGATAACCGGCGACCAGTTACCGTTAGGAAGATTGCCCCAACCCGGAGCAGCAGCAAATGCCATTTTGGTTTCTCCTATGTTAGCATTTAATACTGTCTTAGGTTTTTATCGGGCCTTGCGAGAAATAGGTGGTCAATATTGTTTGCTCTAGATTCAAATAATATATGACGGCTATCTGCTAGGGTTGTCGATACAACACTTGACAGAAACAAAAAGACGTTGCCATTTCTAGCAACGTCCCCGTTAGAACAGAAAAATCTTAGCTTGTCAAGCTTTAGCGAGCATTTCCGCTAATATCGTAAACAAATTTGCCAGAACGCATAGCCTTTACGATGTTTTCTTGATTTTGCTCATATTCAGCAATCGACATCTTCTGCACTTGGCTTTCGTAGAAGACGCCTTCTTGATCGGCTGTAGCGCTTGGTGTAGCCCGTCCGCGAGTGTTGACAGCTTCAGCAGCACCCTTCGTTTCAGGAGCGCGTGTACGCTTGTTGATATTGCGATCAGCCTTGTACAGATCGATGACACGTGCCGCAGAGCGGAAGTCATCATCGTTCTCGTACAGCGCATCCTGCACCCACTTAGGCTGCTCTTCAGCCCAATCATGGAAGTCTTCGCTGTCTTCAATCTTGTCGAAGTCGGGATGTAGCTTCAACAATTCGACACGTGCTTTTTCACGCGAAGTATTGCGTTCACTCTCATCAACCTTACGCATACGCTCTTCAAGCGTCTTCGTTGTTTCCTTTGCCTTCTTCATCGCAATGCTTTCAACAATGCGATAGACATCAGGATATTGCTTTGCCCAAGAGTCGATGTCGTCTTCGTTTGCAGGCAGCTTCATTTGCTTTTCTGTTGCTGTCTGTACCAAAGCCTTCAACTCTTCGACTTCTTTGCGAAGATCGTTTTCAACCTTCTGCGAATGCCGACGAAGATCGCTGTAACGCTTTTTGAAAGTCGCTTCTTCCGCAGACAGATTTTCCTCAGCAGCTTCTTCCTTAGCTGGTGCAGATTGATTTTGTTTGAGGATTTCAAGTTCTTCCTCGCCTTTCTTAATGCGCTCTTCCGATGCGTTTCGACGCATGGAGAATGGTGCAACCTTAGTTTGCACAGGGACAGCAATAGCAGCAGTCATCAATTACCTTTCTTTAGTCGCTCGTTCTTTGAAGAAGCTAGGATCAATTTTAGGACTAGACATCCCCATGTATGATCCAAAACCTAAACCTTCTTCGTCTTCTTCATCTGAGGATTTTTCCTCTTCATCCATTGTACCCCAGAAATCTCCAAACAAGGCATCGTCTGATGTGAATTCAAATGGGTCAGACACTTCTACAGTGGGTGTTGTACCGAACAAAGAATTGGCAATTTCTACTCTAGTCAAATCAGCACCACCAAATGCTAATTGATTTTGATAAATTGCATCAACAGCAGCATTCTTGGCGTCGTTAATAGCAGTGTTAATGTCAGTACCTCTAACAACTGCATCTGCCGCACGTTGTGCGAAAGAGCCAATTTGATCGTCAGAAAGACCAGTGTTTCTTAGAGCATCTGAAACGGCATTGCTTGCATTGGCAGCAATGCCGCCTGTACCAATAGCACCGGAAGTTGCTGCAGGAGCCTGTGCTCTTACGTCATCTTTATATATTACTTGATCAATCTGTGAAGCAGCAGAGGCTATACCTTCTGGTGTTGATGTGTCAACACCGCTTGCTCTACCCATCGTTTCTCTATTTACCTCACCAAGATATGCATTAACTTTATCGGCTCCAAATTTATTAACAGCAAGACGAAATGGCAAAGTTAAAATGCCGGGAACACCCATTGTTGATGCAATTGCGCTTAATACAGTGGTTCCAAGTTTAACATTGGCATTGCTAATGCTTGAGTTCCATAAGTCTTCACCCATAACTTCACCAGCAGGCCCGCTACCACCCGGATTATAAATCATGTCGGCCCTACCGAAGTCAGCGAGATTTTTTCCGGTATAGGTACCATAAACGTCTTGTGTGCCCCATGTTTCACCGACAGTTTTTGATGTTGTTGTAGCTGTGTCTGTTTTATTAGTGAGGCCACCAGTGATTCCACCACCAACAACGCTAAAACCACCAGCGCCACCAGTAGCACCACCTTCCTTTTCATCATCGTCGGTAGTAGTAGTAGTGCCTGTAGGCATGCCGATAGGTGTAGCACCATTAGGCATAGGCTTCATAGGCTTGCCATTGATAAACGGCATATAGAAGTCTTTTCCTGCGCTGTCTTTGAAGTAACGAATGTCTAGTGCGGGATTCTTTGGAGCCTTTGTCAAATCGTAATAGCTCTGATTTACGAAGCCACCAGTGTTAAAAGCCATCTCTGTTTGACGACCAGTTTCTTCCTTATCAACTTCCTTCATTATCTCATCAATATCACTTTTAAACTTGTCATCATCTTCTTCACCTTCTTCGTAAGTGTCATCGGCTTTTTCACCAGCTTCTTCGGCATTGCCCATCTGACCAATGTCGTTCATACGCATCAAGCCCTTCTTAGCTTGATCACGCATCTGCATCAGGCGCTCAAGACCAATGAAGCGAACAACGTCAGCAGGAAAGACGAATTCGCCCGGTGACAACTTAGCGTCAACGTCATCTCTCACTTCTTCAGCGAGACTGCCCATAGGCACATCGTTGCCACTGACGGGATCGACGTCTTTGCCATCGTCCATCATGCCACCTTCGGCAAACAACTTCTTTTTGTTGGTAGTAATGGCTCCGACGCCAACTTTATTACTACGTTTCTTTCCGAAGCCCATTGATTTCATCCTTCAGTTTTGTGAGCGCTCGTAGCGCCATTATTGCGCCTTGCGCTCTATACACCTCTGACATATCTGTTGTCTGCTCAAGCTTACGTCGATTGTTGTCAATGTAAAACTCAAGCATTTCCATATACGCTTCCCACGTATGATGGTGTATCAGCGCAGATAGCTTTGGTAAATAACGCTTCTCTATCATTGCATCGGAGGCTGTTGAGGAGCAGCGCTAAAGCCTTGTTCGCCCGGAGTAGGAGCAGTGCCAACACCAATGTTGCCACCACCACCACCGCTAGTATCAGACACCGGCATTGGCTGTTCTCCCATTTCGGGAGCAGCGCCAGCAGGCGCGGCAGGAGGCTGCATCTTCTGCAGCAACAACGCTTGCTTTGCAGCTTCTTCCATGTCGTTAGAAACCAGCTCTGGGTCCAAGTCCATCGACTTAGCAATCTCTCGGACAATGTAGGGCAACTTAGCAAACGGAGCCAATGTCGGGTTCTGCACCACTTGCAGAAATTGCAACAGACGTTGACTACGCACTTCGTTAGCCATCAACGACTCTGTACCACGTGCGTTCACTTCCAAGTCACCAACAATATCAGGATCAGGATCAAACTGCATATTAAAGCTAAAGAAAGCTTCACCAATAGGACGAAGCAAATAGTCGTCCATGTTCTTAATGACAGTTTTGATATTGATGGAGGCAGCATTCATCAGCATGGAGATGCCAGATGATGTGCGACCAACACCGCTAACGCCTGTTTGCCCGTGAGCAAACGACGGCATGCCTGTAGACTCATCGGCAAGCACTCGCGCCTTGTCGAATAGCTGAAGGTTGGTTTGAGCTACGTTAGGAAACGATGTTCCAAACAACGCCTGACCGGGTGCGCCACCTTGACGACGGAACACCTTGCCGGGAAAGACAGTGAGATCTTGTCCGGGAACAAGATTGGTTTCATCAACTTCGAAGACGAGATTGCCAGAGAGAACAGCGTTGTCTACAGCAAGACGCATGAATCCATTCATCAACGTCTGTGTATCATCCATGTTCTCAGACACACCAACACCGTACATTGAGTACGGATTTAGCTCATACGGCACCACGTAATAGGGGATACGAGCAGGCTTAAAAGGATTGAGGACAAGACGTATGACTTTGCCACCGCTGAACCAGATGTTTGCCTGCAATTCAACGCTGTCCCCAAACTCTTCTGGGATGTCAATGTCGTTGTCACGTAGCAAATCGACATCAACAGCACCCCAATATTCCAATACTTCCCAACGCTCAACGCCCATGTTGGGTTGATAGTCGCTCAAGTCGTCTTCCCAATATTCTTTGATGTAGTTGGGACCATCAACAACAAGAGCATCAATAACGCTACCACGGAACATAGGTCGACGCTTTAGCTCAAGCATCTGCGTCTTACTAAGCTTATGTCGCTCAATGAAATAAGAAGACTCTGCAATGTTGCTAGCATCAGGATCAACATAGCTGTTCCAAACGCTAACATGCGACGATTTCGGCATCGTCTTCATAATAGGCTTGTATTTGCCATTTTCCCAACGCGGATATTCCTTGTCTACAGCGAATGGGCCTTTCATAATGCCTGTGCCAAACAATGCACATTCAAACGCTGTAGAACGAAGATGAGTGGCAGCACCGCTTTCGTCTAGCTGATCCCGTATCTTCTTATCCATCTTCTTCGCAGCAACTTGTGCAGGAGAAAACGTAATTTGTGTTGGAAGCTTGCCAGCGCCTTCTTTGACATTGAGTCCTTTGAAGGCATTCTTCATCGATCCGAGCAAGTCTCCAATCTTTGTGCCGGGAGGCAAAGGCTTGCTGATGTCAATGGCAGGCGCTGCAGGCTGTCCAGCAGCCTTCTTCTGCTCTTCTGCCATGTCGATGTGGACATGCTCTGCAACACCAATGGGCTGCGGTGTAGGATCAACAGAAAGAGGAAACTTGTTGCCGGAAAACAAGACATCTACGATTTGTCCATACGCAGCCAACACCTTTGTCTTCGTCACCTTGATGAATACGCGAGACTTCTCAGCCTCTGTAAACTTCATGTCGGGTCCATAGATGCCGCGATAGTTGCGATAGGCACGAAGCCAGCGTTCTTCGTCATATCGACGGGATTGCTTAGAACGGCTATATCGTTCTTTGACAAAGCTGACAAGAGAGCCACCAGAGAAGGTGGTTTCACCACTATCATCTGGTAAAGCTACAGACTTGTCATCCATAAAAGGTTTATCGTTACGAATAGCCATAAGTTTTCCTTGGTGTTCTGCGTTATATCTCAATTCTTACCGAATTGGGAAGTAGGGCTTGCAGTGTCGATTTCCCTTCGATAAGTTCCATTTCGCAGGAACAACTTGTATGTTGTAGGGATTGTGAAGACCTGATACTTGTTTAGAGCAAAGTGGATAAATGTGATCAAGATGCCAATCTGTTCCTAAATTTTTCTTACGGAGATCACATAGACGATATGCTTCTTCAAAAACAAACTCAAAAAACTCAACGTCCCACTCAACAATTCTTTGTTTTCTTTTTGCGCGATTTATAGACTTTAATGAGTTTCTATACGCTTTATTTTTAATATCAAACTGACGATCATACTCTGCCTTTTTATCTTTACGTGAATCTCTATACTCTTGAGTTTTTTTACGATAAGCATCAGTTTTTGTAAAGTGTGACATGCACATTACACATGTTCCTGTAGATGTATATCTTAACGAATCGTGATTCTGAGGACACTTTTTATCACTACGATAAAAAAGTTCACTATTTTGTTTTGCAAGTTTACGATAGTTCATATCAATATCCAAAAGTTTTATCAAATGGATTATTGTATCGATCTTTATGGTTTGAATTGTAGTCAAAAATATTTGCACTACGCGGACGAGTCATTATTCCATAACGTAGAGCGTCGATTGTATGGTCATTTTTTACCTTAGTATCGACATCCTCTGGATTATTTTTGTCTAGAGGAATTGAAGGAAGATCGGCAATCAATTGTGTGCAGTTTTGGAAGATGGTCATGCGAGGATGACCTGTGTAGGTGTCAATTTGCAGCCTACGATGTATCTCATTCTTACCAGCAATGCGACTACCAGCACTTCTGTCAGAAGGTCGCCACTTACATCCCTTCAATATCATTCGTTCGGCAATAGATGGCCCAGTATCTCCACGTTTTGCCCAACAAGAGCTATCCAACACACCATATCTGATGCGTTCACCAGCTTCAAGCGTCAATATTTTCTCTGCCAAGTCTTCGGCAAGCACTTTTGTAACGTATAGCTCACGATACACCACCAAACTATCATCAGGAGCAACAGCAATCCATAGCACAGCACTAAAACTGCCATAGCCATAGTCGCAAGCACGAAAACGAGTCCAATCGGAAGGGATAGAATAAGGCTCGACCACATGAATTGATCGTTTGAACTCAGGAAATGCAGCACCTTCCGCAACATCCCAATCTCCTTCTAGTAGTTGACGTCTTTGATGCTCTGGCAAAGACAAAAGCATTGTCTCATAGTCACCAGACTTAGTCAAAAACGGATTATCAGAGAGCTTTGCAGGAATAAATCGACGCTTAAATAGCGGCTGTCCCTGTTTGCTGTGCCCTTCTGGGTAGGTCATCACATCGCCAGTGTCGATGTCAGTAGCCCAGAACGCTTCACCGGGTGGTGAAGGGTCAATGAACATCTTCTTAACCCATGCATGCCCTCTGTTGCCGGGGTTTGTAGACGCTCTCATATACACAGGCAAGTCAGACGCCGATGTACGAAGACGAGAACGCATGTAGTTCCACGCAAACGGTGTTGCCCACTGTGTCAATTCGTCAAAACCAATCCAGCTAAACGACAAACCTTGATAGCGAAGCACATCTTCGTCTCTATCAAGGTAGGACATCCACAGCCTGCCACCACCCGGCACTTCCCATTGAAACTTACGCTCACTCCATTTGATGCCGGGAATGATTTTGGGATAGAGTTCTTGAGACTTCCACACCAGTTCTCGTAGTTCTTCTGTGGTGTGACGAAGAAGCAGCCCAGAAAACTGCGGATGCGTGATGTAGCGCAGAGGGTCTGCAAGCATCGCATAGCTCTTGCCACCGCCTGCAGCACCCCCATACAGCACCTCACGCTCAGAAGACGCTAGAAAGGCTGTCTGAGGCCCTGCATTGGGCTTGAAGATGACGTTCTGCAGCGCAGCATCATTCAATTCGCTCTGGGATTGGGTGTCGCTCGTAGAGACTGAGATATGGCTCTTGATCGAAGAAGGCTGTTTTGTCTTTTTTGCCGAGGGTGGTTTCGAAGGCTTTTGCCTTTTCGAGCGCGTCTTTGTATCTGCTGGCAAGGGCAACATAGAAATTGTATTTATGCTTTCGCCGTCTTTCATCTCTAAGTCGTTTCCTTAACCCGTCGCCAGATATTGAGCGTCCTGTTTGCTTTGTAAGCCAGTTTGCAACCTGCTGAAATGTATATCGTTTGCAATATTGTTCAGCAATCTTTAGAGCATCAAGCTCTTTTGGTATTGGGACATACCAATTTGGATCGGATGGCTCAACATAATATCCAAAGGGAATGAGCATCCCTTTTCTAAGTCGTGGTATCTTGACGTATTCGGTGCGCTCTACAGGTTGCGGAAGAAGCCAGTGTCCTAAATCTCTAGTCATTGTCCTTCGGAGGCAAAATCATAATACCACCACTCGACTGCACCTCTAGCTTCTCTGTCTTAACAACACCAGACCTGTCAAGCAAGTCTTTGGCAGCAGCCAGCTTTTCCTTGATGCCAAGCTCTGTAGGGTCGTCAATGCCGCTGATGACAGCCATAGCCGCTTTAGGCGCATGCATAGCAATGTATAGCTGCGTTGCTTCGATGATGTGCTCTTTCAGAGCAAACATCAACTCCTTTGTAGGATAGTTTTTGCTGTAGCCTGCAAGCTCTTTAGCGCGAACAGGACTACCATTGGCATCACCAAGCAATGCATCAATGAATTTCTTCTGTTGTTCGTTGAGAGGTGTTTTCATAATTAGAGTTTGGTAGCGTAATATTCTTCTGTCTTGATAGAAACAGTGATGGCGCTGCTGCCAACATTGGCAAAGCCAGTTATTTTATCGTTCTTGTCTAGATAGAGAGGCGCAGTGATTTGAAGAATACTACGAGGCTTCATTCTCACAGCATCCATAATGTCATATGACACAGCATCAACAGCACTATACCACTGTATCGTTACATTAATCGTTACATCACTTCCATTAGAAACAAAGATGCTGCTAACGTCAGCTTTGAATGCTGAGGGGACAACGTAGATGTCTTGTGGACTTGTTGTCAGCGCCAACGCCACTGTTCGTTTCTTATTACTCATATCACCTACTGATTTCTTCCCAATCCAATGACGCCAACACCTGATCACCGTTAGTTGCAGAGGTGCATATAAGCGTTAGTTCATATGGAGTGGGTGTAAACGAATTGCGTTCAAGCTGAAACTTAAACAAAGCTTCCTTCAAGATGTCAATTGTTGACGATCCCTGATTTGAGCCTTGGAAGAAACCAGAAGCAAGCGCTCTACCAGTGCCTATAGAAAATGATGTTCCGGTAGTGTTATATTCAACGGAGGAATCAGCACCAGCACTTGTCCAAGTGCCACCAGTTGTTGTTCCAGAAGCAACCAGTTGCCATTTATAGTTGGCATTGTTAGTGATACCAAGTATTGAGATGGCTGTAAGAATGACAATGCCATCAAGCCTAGTAGACTTCAGACGAATAGAAACAATGGGATAAATGGTGCCGGCTGTAGTGAGCGTCTTAGGGCTTGTTACATCAGTGCCGATAGTTTGCTGCACTCCACGAAGCTCATAGCCGCCTTCAGAAATAACAGACGAACACACTTGCTTCAATGTGCTAGAGGATGCCGTCGTTGATGTGTTGGTCATCTCGTAACGAAGCGGCAATGACGCAGTGGTGATGTACGTTGTAGTGATGAGGTTTGCGTGATGGAAACTATGTGCAGGAACAAAGACACCATCGATGACAAAACCCATCCGCACAGTGCCAAGACCAAGCCATTCAACATCCATGTACAAAATCTGTGCTTTGGATGCGTCAAGAGTGATGCCGGACTCACCTGTACCATCAAGCTTGTCTTGATTCCAACTCGCCTGAGCTACACGTGTATTGGCTGTAGAGCCGCTAACACCGCTACGCTCAACAAAATATAGGGCTGTGCCGTCTCGTTCGAAATAGAGCCCGTTGCTGGCTCCAAAATATCCACATCGCTGACGCAAATTTGCTTTTGCTTCTCCGAACACAAACGTAGACATTACAAGCAAACTCTTACCGGGCTGATAAGAAAACACCTTCGTTGTTTCACGAATAATTTCATCACCGCTGGCTGTACCAACAGAAAGATTGATGAGCCCTTCGTTAGCGCTGAAGGTGGCAGAAGCAGTGCCTGTAATTTTGTCTGCCCACAAGTCATTGTCACTGAATCGATGTGACGAATCAAACAATGTCATTGGGCTGCTAACACGCACTCGCCCAAAGGCATCGACGGAAGTGCCGCCAATAGTGACGGTGTTTCCGGTTTCGTCAATGCGTACCAGCGCGGGATAGCTTGTTATGCTCACTTCTTTTTCCTACGAGCTTCAGACAACGCAATAGCAACAGCCTGTTTCTGACTCTTGACAACAGGAGCCTTCTTACCAGCACCGCTATGCAGAGCGCCAGCCTTAAACTCCTTCATCACTTTGCCAACTTTGGCTTGTTGCTTAGGTGTCATCACTTCTTCTTACTCCCGCACATGCCACCCATATTCATCTTCGTCTTGCCTTTGCCCTTAGCAGGCATAGCAATCATAATGGCTACAGCAGCACCGGGCTTCTTGCCTTTGACAGCACCACCCTTTGCCATTTTCTTCTCAGCCATCATGCACTTGCCTGCTTTCTTACAGGCAGCGGTGTTGGGACATCCTGCACATGGCTTCATTTCTTTTTCCCCTTTGCTGCAACAGTTTTCTTCTTAACAACACCACCCTTTGCAAAGTCTGATGGCATAGTAAATTGTTTACCTACAGCACCCCTAAGAATTTGTTCTGCACCAGCTTTGTTGCCGGTACGACGAAGATAACGCAAAGCATCTGCTGATGTATATCGACGTTGTTGTGCTGGAGCTGTTGGTGCAGCACCACCGCCCGGCATATACGGAGCAGATTGTGGAGCAGACTTAGCCATTTCAGATTGCTGTGCCATCATTTGTGGTTGTTTAGCTGCCATATCTTTCGGAGGTGCTTGCATTCCTGTATTAGGAACGCCACCACCCATAGCATACTTCTTAGCAGGCTTCTTTGTCATCATCGTCTTCATTTCTTCTTTCCTTTCACAGCACCGCCATACGCCAGCTTCTTAGGCGCAATGGCTTTCGTCTTCATAGAAGACGCACGTGCAAGCATGGGCTTCTTAGGGCCTTTAACGCCTGCATAGATGGTGGGGACGCTGCCACCCTTTGCCAAGCCAACAGACGCCCGCGCACGTTCGCGAGTGTCGTCAGAGATGTTCTCATGTTGTCCTTCATCTACCTTAGCAGACTTAGGCTTTGCCATCTCTGTTGTATAGCGCTTGCCCTGCCACGTAAACGTAGCCTTGTCGTCCTTACGCGCAGCAGCAAACGCTTCCTTGAACGTCATGTCAGCCTTCTTAGGCTCTTCCTTCTTAGCCTCTTCTTTACGCGGAGCAGGCTTGTCTTCATCCATTGTCCGAGGAGCAACAGAAACACGCTTAGGAGCGCTGTCTTCTTCGTCATCCATCATAGCCCTACCAGCACCATAGCCAGCGAGCCCAGCGCCTGCTACAGCGCCTGCACGGCTACCTGTACGAAGCATAGCCCTACCACCAGCCTCTTGCACACTACGACGACGAAGTTCAGCGCCCTTCTTGATGTCTTCAGCTTCGTCAACACGTGCGCCCAAAGCCTTACGCATCTGAGCAACATCGCTCTTGGTTTCCTTGACAACATCGTCGTCAAGATCGCCAGCAAGCCTGTTCTTGCCTTTGTTAGCAGCACCACGACGGGTAGTGCCACCAACACCCCTAGTCAACAAACGAGCTAACATATTTCATTTCTTCCTATATTTAGCTGTCTTAGCAGCTACGCTTTCTGGTTGAGCAACAAATTGCTTACCAGCTTTACCACCAGCAGCCTTAGCAGCGTTTGTGGCTTTCTTTTCGCTATCACTCAAAGCAGACCAAGCCGCTTTAGGCAAATAACGCCGCTTTCCATCAGAGGGCTTCCCAGAAGACGTTGTCCACTCCTGCTTAGTCCATTTTGTCATAGACTTTTGAGCTTCTGTCTTTTCTCCTGTATAGCCACCACCCTTATCCTTATACATCTTACCAGCAAGCTGCATGGCTCTAGCTGAATGACCACCCATCTTAGCCTTCGCCTGAGCCTTTGCAGACTCCCACAGCCTTTCGTTAGTGCGTCCCATTAACGTAAACTTCCGTCTTGCTTACGCTTAACGCTTCTGTTCTTGCTGGCAGCGACAACGCGCAAATTACCACGCCCATTGCCACCACCCTTCGACAAAGGCTTTTTGTGATCGACATCACGCCCGTCTCCTTTGTAAGCCCTTCCCTCTTCCATCATCAACGCTCTAGCAGCATTACGCTTTGAACGCTCTTTGACACGTGTGGGCTTGTTGTCCTTTTCCCACTCAAGCTCGGCAGAATAGTTTCTCTGCCCATTCTTCATAAACGGCATATGTGTTAATGGAAAAATTTACTACCAAACTGAATAAGAGCAAACAACGTAATGGCAAGGCTCCATACACCAATGCCTCTGTTCACCCACATCTGCACCGTCTTGTCTGTCTTGCCTACAGCAGTCTCAACAGCTACAACACGCTGCTCCACTCTACCAATACGTTCGCCTTGATTTGCCAGCCGCTCTTCAACAAGAACAAGCTTCATAACAGCATCAGCCAACTTATCCACTTTGCCTTCAAGGCGACGAAAGTCTTCATCATTCATCATGTTAACATGCCCAAGCTTTTAATGACAACGCCTTGCGCGTTGGCTTACCTTTATCATCCTTCATAGGCCCCGGCATAGCTCCCATGCGGGAGCAAAAGCTCTTGCGCCTGTTAGCGTCCTTCTTCGTCTTTGGATTGGGTGCTGGAGGCTTCAGATTGCCACCAGTGGCTTTGTTGTAAGAGGCTCTGCCTTTGGCATTGAGGCCGCCTTTGGCATCCTGTCCCTCTTTACGTTGCCACGCTAAAGTTTTCATAGGAGCGCGTTGTATCACTAAAAGAAACAACAGACAACATGTCTGCTATTTCTTCCTTCTATTAACAACACCCTCATACCAGCCTTCGGCACGCATCGCTTTTTCAACAAGAGGAAGGGGTATAACAAATCCTGTATGCTTCTCTAATGCACTTCGTAAATAATAGACATCAGAATGAAACGCAACTGTCTTTACTTCTTCTCGTTGCTTAAAAACTTCCTTCATTGCTAACGAATAGTAGCTATGAGGAGGCTTATTAATTTTGTTCTTAAGTTCTTCTCGCGTTTGAAATGGCATTGAAATGGCTTTCTGATGAAACATAGAGCTTCAACAAAAATACATTCTAAACAACTATGCATGTGTTGTCAACTATATAGCTATATAGATGTTATCGTTGCTATAGCGCTGATAGCGCTAATGAAATCGTTGATGTATCAACAAAATAAACAATGATGTATCAATGATTCCATCAGTGCAAATTAGAAAACGTTGACAAGTGTTAAGGATATTTTTAACTGATAGCGCTGATGTATATTCATTAATTACTTCAACACTATGTTATTACTATTGTGTAGACGGACTTAGCCTTCCTGCTTAGTCCTTTACACAACATGGTTGCGACTCGGAAGCCTTTCGACATTAGGACGCTGCCTTCGCCATCCTGTTGCGCTGTTTCAATGTCTATCCCGCAGTAGCGCTTTAACGTCTTTGCAGACGCTGCCAGATGCTGCCGTTATCCGTTCATCCGACAGCGCCAGTTTTACACGCGGTGACATGTGTTGTCAAGAGCTTTGGCAAAAATGATGTTGTTCCTAAGATCGTCAGTATGCTGATGAAAGTGACATTGTCGTTGGAGCTGTGTTTGGATGGTGGCGTGTGGGGGAGACTATGTTAGTAGGCGCTAACATGTGTTAAAATACCTGTTCTGTGTGTCAGCGTGTATATAGTAGCGCTGCCACCCCCCAGTGGCCCACGCCCGCCCCCGTCATGCCAGCGCCTCACGCACAGCGCATCAGGCATGTGCGATCACGCATAATGCGCTGCGTCATGTGATCACGTGTGTGTGGATTTCCTATAGAAATCAACAACTTAGCTCTATGTCTATGACATAAACGAAATTGCCGTCAGACGGTGAAAATCGTTATATAAGTAGTCGCTTATATAAGCCTTCATCGAAGATGAAGAGACGATGTATGACATCAACCCCCATCACCCTACGTCACAATGCACACCCCCTATGATGCGTGACATCATGCGCCTACACCGCATATACGCGCATGCACGGCAACGTAGTTGCCAATGAAGGACGACAAAGACCCTACGTTTGACTCGGACATTAAAAGGTCGGCACAATGCATCCCATCGAAACAACGGCATCCCGCCGAGTCCTGAAAGGAAACATAGCATGTGCAATCAAGTGGAAGTTATCCGCATCGTCTTTCACGAAGTGAAAGGGGATGATGGCAAGTGGACGAAGACGAGCCGTGCGTTTATGAGCAATGCTGACGCAGTGCGTGAGATTGAAACGCTGCAAGAGTTTGCAAAGCAAAGGCGCCCATTCATCCGTAAGGTGGTGCCTGAGCCTATGCTGACGGTGCTGTACCCGACACAAAACCCCTTCGCTTGACAGGGTTTTTCGTAAGCCCCGATAATGCATCCCATCGACGGCACAGTGTCATCGTCTTCCTGAAAGGAAACATCATGATCCGTATCAGCGTCACCAGCAAGCTTGATGGCAATCGCTCATGGAGCTTGCAAGCTCTCGACACTTGCCCCGGTAGCATCTCTGCCGCTGGTGTACTTGTAGATGCATGCTCTGGTTGCTATGCAACGACGGGCAACTACCACTATCCCAACGTGAAGGAGCCACGCATTGCCAATCGTGAAGATTGGAAGCGTGATGCATGGGTTGATGACATGGTGGTTGCATTGGCGAAGGACAAGTTCTTTCGCTGGTTCGACAGTGGCGACATGTATGCTCTCGGCCTTGCCGAGAAAATCTATCAAGTGATGCAGCGTACACCATTAACCCGCCATTGGTTGCCTACTCGCATGGCGAAGTTTGCCAAGTTTGCCGACGTCATCCGTAGGATGAAGGCGCTTGACAATGTGTCCGTTCGCTTTAGCAGCGACAGCATCGATGGTGTGTATGGTGCAGAACATGGCTCTGTCATTGTCCACGATGCTGAGTCTGCCCCTGAAGGTGTGTTTCTGTGCCGTGCTTACGAGAACGATGGCAAGTGCAGCGGATGCCGTGCATGCTGGAACAAGGATGTGCCTGTCATTGCCTACCCTGCCCACGGTGCGAAGATGATGAAGGTGATTAGGTTGAGCGCCGTACACTGAACGACGGAGGGGCTGTAAGCCCCACGTTTTCGAAAGACCCTACGTTTGACAGGGCTTTTCGAAAGCGTCAATAATGTAAGCAATGCAGCACGATGCGAGTCGGTGAGAAGCTAGCCGGGTGATGCCGGGTTCCGACAGACACATCATGCTGAAGTGTGACGGAGCATGTAGGTTACATGTAACGTTGTGCGAAAGCTGACGGCAGAGTCGAAAGGCCCTGCAGTTGACTCGGGAAATGACATCGCCCTACAATGGATGCCTCGGCAAGCCTCGGTTTGCCATCGATGCGAAAGCGTCAACGCTCTTTAACAACCCGCTGCTAGTGTCGGTGCATGTGACAGATGCACTATGGACTAGCGTGAATGATGCATACGTCAATGTGTCATGCACCATCACACATGGTGCTGAAAATGTGTGAGCTTCCCCGAGTGAGAGTGGGTGCTCTTGCGTTAGGGGGTTTTCTTCAGCGTTGCGAGTCAGCGCTGAACAAAGCAATGGCTTTTCCGAAAGGAAACAAACATGTGGAATAAGCAAGGCATGCAAGTGAAGGCAACGTATCACGGCAAGTATGTGTCGGGCGTTGTCACATCTAGCCGCGTCAAGTATGGCGGCACAGTGCAGCACACCATCTCCCTCAATGCACCTATCATGCTGCGTTGGCGCAGTGAGCCGGTGCATACTGTTCTGGTTGACGACGACAACGTTGTCCTTTCCTGAAAGGAAACATCATGACATACACACTGCTTGTGCTATTCGCTCCCATCATTCTGATGGGCATCGCCATCATCATCGCTGGAGAATAACCCCACGCTTTACTCGGCTTTGATAACGTCGATATAATTGTCGGCATCACTTCCTCCTCACACAAAGGACACACCATGTACATGAACGCAATGGTCACAGAATGCGACGTCACTGGTGCCCGTTATGATGCACCAGTTGCGGGTTCATATGCGGTAGCACGTGGTGCTACAGGGCGTTGGTGTGTAGTGCTTGCCTTCGGCCCAGAGGCAACAAAGCAACATGCTGGTAAGCTGTTGAGCGAAGACGATGTAAGAAACATCGTCGAAGCAAAGGGGGAATGGCTCGACTATTAACCCCACGCTTTACTCGGCTTTCACAACGTCGATATAATGCATCCCATCGGCAGCACTTCGCTGCTCTCTTCCTGAAAGGACACAACGTGAACGACATCATCTCCGCCATCCGCCGCACCCTGCAACGTAAGCTTGCCCGCTACGTCATCACCGTCTATTGGGAAGGCGACACGTTCAAGCACTATACATTCAAGCGTAATGAAATCAGGGAATGGGTTGACGCCTACCCTGCCGACGTTGACACCATCGTCATTGCCCGTTACTAACCCTCCGCTTTCCTGAAAGGAAACACCATGACATTGTCCGCATCAATCGCAGGTAAAGTATTCGTCTACTTCAATCTGCATCGCAAGTGCCTCAGCATCAAGGCGCTGGAGGGTGAATACAAGGGTAAGGTGATAGGCTATGCCGACACGGTGGCGCTGCACAATTGCAAGTTCAAGGTGTCAGAGGCAGGGCGTCAGCGTGTCATCCGTGAGAAGCGCAAGAATGTGCATGCTGGTGTTGTCGGACACCTCATAAGCCTCAATCCCTGCGGCTATTTCATCGACGCCATCAAGAACATCGGCAGCCCCGTCAAATATAACCCATACAAATATACGTCATTCGTTCATGCTGTGAACGAGACACCTGTACATGAGGCACGACACGTTGCCATCATTGCCAGCAATGGCAAGGCTTCCATCTTTGCGGAGACTTAAACATGCTCTCACATCGTTTCTACCTATCAGGTGGCAGCAACGGCTGGTGCATCAACGACGCAGCAATGGGCATGCCAGTGTGTGCTGACAAGCGTACACCACAGGCTGCGTTGGAGGTGGCGAAGGAGCTGAAGCTCGACATCTCCCCGCAGATGTGGTGCAGGAACACGCTGCAATGGGTTGACATCGTTGCCACGCTGTACAAAAGCCCCTCTGCTTGACTCAACAAATATCTTTCGCTTACACTTCAATCCGTCGCAGCAATGTCGCTGCAACAAACGCAGCAATGTCGCTGCCTCCTTCTGAAAGAAACATCATGCGTCAATCCCTCATCTTCTCCCGTCGCACCGACAACGGCATCATGTCTGCAAACGACATCATGTCCCGTGCTCCTGCCGTGTTCTCTGACACGAAGGCATCACGACTGACCGACCGTTACCAATCTCTGCGTACTAGCGACCTGCTGCCTGTCATGGCAGACTACGGCTACTTCCCGACACAGGCTGCACAGAAGCGTGTGACGAAGGCATCGCCGGTTGCTGCCGAGCATAAGACACACATGGTTGCGTTTGCCAAGCATGACGACAACGGCAACGGTAATGTGAGAGGCGAGATCATTGTGTACAACAGCCACGACGGCACCTCTGCAGTGCGGTTGTTTGCTGGTGCCTATCGCTTCATCTGCAGCAACGGCATCGTTGCTGGTGAAGGCATGCAACAGCGCATCCATCACACTGTCAAGTCGCTGGCAAACTTCGAGGAGTCGCTGCGTACCACCGTCAGCAATCTGCCGATGGTGCTGGCAGCGCTTGAGGCTGCACGTAACATCACCCTCGACGGACAACAGCGCTATGAGCTGGCGAAGCAAGCGGTGATGAAGCGTTGGGGCTTGTTCGACGACACCATCGTCGACGTTGACGGACGCCCCGTGAAGGGCAGCTATGCCACGACGAAGACCATTGCTGATGCTCTCGGTGTACAGCGTAGTGAAGACGACTTGTCCGACGCCTTCACTGTGTGGAATCGCATTCAGGAGAATGTGTTGCGTGGCAACGTGATGATCAAGTCCATCACCGACAACAACGTCGGCATGCGTAAGGCTCGACCCATCACCGCAGTGGCAGAGCATGTCCGTGTCAACACGGAGTTGTTCGACCTGCTGCCTGCATAAGGGCTGACGTCTTGTGACGTCATGCCCTCAGCCTCCGAAGGTGTGGCCCTTCCCAACGTGGAAGGGTCTGCCTTACAAGCCTCCGAAGAAGCCTAAGCCTGAGCCGGTGTGGAAGACAACTCCCCCGGCTCCTTTTTGAAGGAACACATATGCAACACGTTTGGGTAGTGGAGTCTCTTGGTGACGACACACCAACATTGTTATCGGTGCATACCGATAAAGAATCAGCCAATGCAGCCCGCGATGCTTACGTCAAGAGCTACAGATATGGCGGCATTCAATCCGATTATTGGATTCACTCTATGAAACTCAACCCGTGTTTGGTTGAGGATGATATTTGAAAACGAAAGGACATCACATGAAAACCTTCACCGTCATCATCTACAGCGATCCCGGTCATGCTTGGGCTAAATGTCGTAGAGAGGTATTGAGCAACCTCGGCATTGCTAACAAGGTGTCAGCGTATTCCTATCAGCGTGGAGACTACGTCTACCTTGAAGAGGATTGCGACTACCCTCTGCTGGTGGATGCGTTGCGTCAGCGTAACACCCGCGTCAAATGCGTAGAGCGTAGTGCCAACAACAGCAGCCGCATCCGTGGCTATGAACGCTACGTGAATGTCTGACGACGACAGCATATTCTGGGCAGCAGCTATATTGGCGCTGCCCTTCTTCCTTCAATTCATTGTGTGAACAAATGAACATCGAACAAACCCTGTTGGAAATACGTAGCCGTAATGAAGAACGTCTGCGTGATGCCATCGCTAGGATGGGTACAAAATATCTTCTGCATCCTGCTAACAGGGTGAAGAAGCTTTCGAAGAAAGGAAAACGCAAGTGATAAGCGAAGTCGATCTGCGTGATTGGGAACAGCTTGATACAGTGCCGCTGTATTCTGTGCCGCGTAACACCTACATCAAATTGGGTGACGACTACTTCTTCTTCGATCACATCGATGGCATGTATTCATTCTGTCTCGACATGAATAATATGGTCTATCACATCATGGCAACAACCCCTGTCATTCCTCTGAGGAAACCTGCATGAAACGTGAACAAGTTGTCGGTATGTTCGTCGGCGTATTCCTTGGCGATATGCTGGGTGCGCCATACGAGTTTCAAGATGAGATGGACGTTGACGACGTTGTTCTCAAGACAGGCGGCGCTCACAAGGTGTCGTTGGGCGAATACACCGACGACGGAGCGCTGACGTTAGCTCTTGCAGAGAGCTACATTGCCCGTGGCTGCTTCGATGCACACGATGCCAGCAATCGGTTTAAGCAATGGAAGACCACTGGCAAGTATGGCACACGTGGCTATGCCTTCGACATTGGACGCACCACTGCAGCAGCCATCGACAGGATGCCTTCTGTTGTGTACGCTGCAGATGGTGGAGACATGGACAGTGGCAACGGTAGCATGATGCGTATTGCTGCCTGCATTGCTGCCAACCACAACAACCCAATGAAGGCATTAGCAGATAGTATAGCTGCCAGCCTGATGACGCATGGCAACAGCGACATCCTCGCCTATACCACAGCATATGTCGATGAGATATTTAATGGAGCAATGTCGCGATATAAGTCGCTGAAGTCTCATCCAAATAAATATGCCCATGCCAGAGGCACGGTGATGTATGCATACAACGCTGCTCGACATGCCCTGCATCATGGTGGCAGAGATGGTGGCGCTGTGCTGCGTCATGCCATATCATATGGACACGACACCGACACCAACGCTGCCATTGCTGGTGCTTGGGTAGGTGCGAAGTATGGCATCGATTGCTTCCCACAGGAATATATCGATGTGCTGCAGAATAAGCAACGCATCTTCGATGTGGCAAATAAGTTGTTTGAGATGGGAGAGATGTGATGACCGACCTTCGCAGAATGCGTGAAGCCGACTACCATCCCGACCGCTGGATGATATTGAAGATATTTGAACGTGAGTCTGCAAAGACTCACTATCGCGTCTTTGCTACATGGGGTGGCAGCTATCTCGGTGGTCAATCATGGCAGATGAACAGTGGCATCGTCTCAGTTGATGAGGATGATGCATATTTCTATTTCAATGGTTCTTCTGGTAGCGTCTATGCCTGCCACAAGAGTGATGGTGCATATGGTGCATTCTCCTTTGGACTATCGCAGCTTCATTACATGATGGAGCAGGCAAGAGGCATGATAGAAGTGATTGAAATGCCTGAACATACAAACTGGAAAGGACTAAAATATGACTGAAACAATGGATTATTTAGCTAGCGACTTCGCACGTTGTGCCAGCAACCCGTTGCATGTTGAATGCAGCACATGCCTGCGTAACGTCAACATCAGTCCTGTCAAGCCTGACACGCGGCAGGTATGGATAGGATTTTGGGTGCTTGATACACCCTGTGCTTCACGTGTACCAATGGAGACATCGAAATGAAAATGTGTAACGGCACCTGTCAGCAGGGACGCAAAGAATGCAATTGCAACTACGACGAAGTCGATGAAATATATGTTGCATTCATCAAGAGGATAGTGCTTGTCACCATCATCTTCGTTTGCTTGATTGGCTATTTGATGGTGGCAGCATGAGCGGTGGATATTTCAACTACGATCAATATAAGATTGGATATATCGTCCACTCCATTGAGCAGCTTGTTATTAATAATGACAGCAAAGAGCTTAATGACTGGGGAAATGCCAAAGGCAGAGGCTATTCCAAAGACACCATCGAAGCCTTCGAAGAAGCCATCTTCTTTCTACGCACTGCACAGATATATGCACATCGCATAGATTGGTTGGTGAGTGGAGATGATGGTGAAGAAAACTTTCACATCCGTCTCAACAAAGAACTGGAAGAGGAACAGCATGATAAAGCTGAAACGTAACGAACGTGTCGTTGCTGTCATTCCGGAAATAATTACTGGTGCAGGCTATCGCAACAGTCCTCTGTGGGTCTACATTGTTGACAACATTGCTGGGACATACAGAGAAGAATGTTTACAGCCTGAAGACCAGAACGCTAGAATGCGTGTGTTGTTTTCAACACTTGAAACAGCGCATGAGACGATGAAGGCTCTGGTGATGGTGAACAATGTTGTTCGTGAAGACATTCAACCACATGGGTATTGACTATGATCGATGACAAGTTTCAACAACTCTGCAATACCTTTGGCTTCGCCCCGTCACGGGCACTGCGGGAGTTGATTGATTGCGTGAGAACGCAGGAGATTGAGGCGTGTGTGCGTCTGGCCGAGGAGACGAAGGCTCCGTTTACAGCGGATGTAATTAGGGCAAGGAGTAACACATGACACAACCCGAAGCCCTGCGGCTGGCTGATGAGTGCGACGAAGGCATGGTTGATTTTCCAGATGTCGCTGCCGAACTGCGCCGCCTTCATGCTGAACTGGAGCGGTGCAAACAAGTGTGCTCTGCCACTTCTGAGAGTTGGCGGGCAGATGCTGAATCGTGGAATGCCCAGCGTGATGCGCTGCTGGAGGCGTTGAAGAACATTGAACACAGAACCAACGATCCCGTGACTGTTGCAATGGCGCAGGTGGCTATTGCCAAAGCAGAGGAGAACACATGACCCGCATCCATTACTGGTGCCCGGTGTACCGGGCGTATGTCTATGCCTTGGTGCCGACCGAGGTTGCTTTCAAACTGATGGGGTGGGTATGACCACCCTGCGAACCGCCGCCCAGCAGGCGCTGGAGGCGTTGGAAGAAAGCCTGTACGCAACCACAGACAAATCGCAATTCCTTGCATTTGAAGCCATCACCGCCCTCCGCGCCGCGCTGGCAGAGCCGGTGCAGGAGCCGGTGCAGGAGCCTGACCTTTCCCGCTGCCCCCAATGCGGAGGCCCTGCCGACAACGGCCACGACCGAAGCATTCCACCATCACCGTACTTCTGTACCAAGTGCATGGCAGAGCCAGTTCCCGTGGCGTGGATGCACGTACCGTACCCCGGAAACGCAATTAGCCCGATGCTCAGCCTGAGCAAGCACCGAGAGCCAAGCATATACGCAGCGTCGGTGCCGTTGTATATCAAGGAGCAGCTATGAAGGACTTAGCCGACGACCTTGCACTAAACGTGCGTAACGCCATTGCGTACATCAAGGAACTAGAGGCAGAGCTTGCAAGATGCAAACAAGTGTGCGCTGCTACCGCCGAGGCATGGCGCGAGGAGGCCGCGCTGGCAGAGCCGGATGTTCCCGCAACCAACTTCGGGAACATGGAGCCGGTGGCGTGGCTGTGGCAGCACAGAGAGACAGGCCGCACCCGTGTGCTTATGCCCGATGAGCGCACCGCGACTGATGTTGCAGCCGCATGGGATGTGGTCGGCCCGTTGTATCTTGCCCCGCCCCAGCGCAAGCCCATGAATGAATTTGATGCTTTGCGCCTTGTTACGGAATCAATAGGTCGCCTGCAATCCGCAGGCCCGGTGGAAGGGTTGATAGGAATAATTCGCGCCATCGAGCGGGCGCATGGGATTGGAAAACATCGATGACCTGCCGCTACCCATATTGCGATGCTGGAGAAATGGGAGCATTCTGCAAAGATGAATGCCAATCATGTCCACACGGTGTAGACGATGGCAATTGCAAAGAATGCTATGAACAAAACACTCGCGAAGTATGCAAACATTTCAATCCAGTAGACCAGCCTTGCGACAAATGCAAAGTCGAAAACGCCGCATCCAAAGAACGTCAATTCATCATCAATTTTCTGGAGAGTATGCATGAGCGCTGTCTTGGAACACACAACTACTACCTCCACGCAGCCCATTGCATCCGCAACCTGCCTTCCACTAAATCTACGTAGACGCGCTGCCGATCTCTATTACAACCCAACACAGGGTGTCATCGACGCTGGTGTTGTGAAGAGGAAGTCATTTCCTCTGAGCAAGATTGAAGAAGCATGCAGATATGCTGTCGAATGCAATGAGCGCATCGAAGAGTGGCGTAAAGAAACATCACACATTGCAGGCTTACAGAAGGATGGCAAAGTGAAAGACGTTGTCTTTGCCTATCTGCATAGCATCGACTTCACCCGTCTTGCTGACATTACGAAGACGCAATATAAGTCATCGATTGAAGCGTGGCGTAATGTTCGTGTCGCTGGCATGGCTCTGCAACATCACAAGCTTTCCAATTTGGAAACGCCGATGATTCAGCGCATGTATGACGAACAAGTGAGGCAGACATCCCCACACATCGCCAACTACAACATGACGGTCTATCGCATCGTCCTCAACTACGCAATTAGATGTGGCTATACACGCCACAACCCGTTTGAGAAGGTGAGGAAGAAGGCGACAAAACATCGCAAGGTGATGTGGGAGCGTGACAACGTTCGTGCCTTCCTAAACGTAGCCTTCAGCCGCTGGCAATGGCGCAACATTGGCATTGTCTTTTACATGATTTACGAATGGGGACAACGTGTCAGCGACATCCTCAATCTCAAATGGGACAATATTAACTTCGACACCAACACTGTCACCATCACGCAGAGTAAGCGTGGCGCAACAGTGAAGTTGCCCATCTCTGAAGGGCTTGCTACAATGCTGAAGCAGCAACAGAAAGACTTCTTCTTGTCTTCCTATGTTGCCCCGCAGATGGTACGTAGGCAGGGCAAGTGGACACCGTACAGCATTGCCACGTTGAACAATCATGTCATTGACATCATGGCTGAAGCAAGGCTCGACAAGGAATTACAGCTTCGTGATCTTCGTCGCACTGCCATCACCGAAACCATTGAAAATGGTGGCGACTTGTTGACAGTGATGCAGATGAGTGGACACCAGCATGCTGCGTCAGTGACACCGTATTTCGTTCACACCCGGCGAGGCGCTGCCAAGGCTCAAGAGATAAGGCAGTTTCCTCAACATCTCATGCAGCAACCTACGCTGCTACAAAGGAGTGCAAGATGATTGAAGAAGCATTGGAAATATTGTTATGGGCTAGTCTTGAACGACCAACCCCATTGACAGAAGATGAACTAAGTAATGCTCTCATGGGACTTATTGTCCTTGTGAAGCTCGACAAAGAACGAAAGGTGATGCTATGACACCGAAGTTTAATACTGTCCTTGAATATGCCATCGAAACTGGCATCAAGATTGGATATGCACGTGCCCATAAGCACACGGATAAGCCTGATGAATATGTCATCTATCGCTACATCGAAGATGCTATCTGGAATGAAATACATGAATGGTTTGACTTCGATGAGAAGGGAATAGAATGAGCGAGATAGAACGCATGTGGGCGGCATTAAACCAAAAGTTTAATACCAATCGTCAATGGCATCTGCTTGACCCTATGGAGCAGATGTCAGTAGTGCAGGCAGTGAATGCCATTCTTTCAATTATTCATCGACGACAATGAACGATCTACGAAACGCTGTAATAAGTGCTCTAGACTTTCTAGAGTTTGGTGGAAGACGACATGATCGTGTTCTACACATCGATGCGCTGAGAGAGGCTTTGAGATATGACACCACTTCACCAACTGGTCCGGTCGATTGCAGACAATGTCAACATCTGGATCGAAAGAAAAACTGCGCGAGTGACCGACCTTGCTCCAATGGAGACGCATTCGTTGCCACACCGCCCCTACAGCTATACGCTACGGGTGAAGGTGAAGCGCTGTCGTGATATCTATTGGTATGGACGATACATTGGTGATACCTTTGCTGTTGTCTATCAAGATGCAGATCGATGGTGGGTGAGAGAGCCTGATGAATTTGGCTTTCTAAATTTCATCCTAAAAGATGACGCTGAAATAATTTGACATGGCATTTTTACGCACACATCTGTCATGTGATGAATGCGGGAGCAGCGATGCACGTAGCGTCAACGTGGACGGCAGCAGCTATTGCTTCTCCTGCAACCACTTCACTCCACCGGATGACGATGTTGTCATCGAATATTCCAAACCTGTAACGAAGAAAGTGAACATGAATTTCAAGAGTTATTTCGACGACTACTACTCTCCCTCCATCACTACTCGTAGGTTGACGAAGTCCACAGCCGAGCGTTATGGGGTGACGTCAGACGGCAACAACTATTATTTCCCCTACTACGACACCAACGGCACTCTCGTTGCTGCGAAGGTGAGGAGCAAGCAAGAGAAGAAGTTTTCCACTGAAGGTGAGTGGACGAAGGCATCTCTGTTTGGACAACAACTGTTCAGCAGCGGTGGCAAGTATGTCACCATCACAGAGGGTGAATTCGACACGCTGGCAGTGTTTCAGGCGACGGGTAGCAAATGGCCCTGCGTCAGCATCAGAAACGGTGCTACAGGCGCTCTAAAAGACTGCCGCGCTGCCTATGAATGGCTCAACAGCTTTGAGAACATCGTTGTCTGCTTTGACAACGACGAGCCGGGTAAGAAGGCAGCGAAGGAAGTGGCTGAGTTGTTTGGCAGCAAGGCGAAGGTGTACAAGCATGACGTCGATATGAAGGACGCATGCGACTACGTTGCTGCAAATAAAGAAGCCATCTTCGTTCAGCGTTGGTGGAGTGCTGAGTCTTACATTCCAGATGGCATTGTTGCTGGTAATAATTTGTGGGACTTGGTGTCAACGCCACCAGCGCCAGCACAATGCATGTATCCGTGGGATGGGTTGAATGGATTGACATATGGCATCCGTCACGGAGAGCTTGTCACCATCACTGCCGGTAGCGGCTTGGGCAAGTCGCAATTGCTTCGTGAAATTGTTTGGCATCTGCTTCAGAACACCGAAGACAACATCGGGCTGATGTTCCTTGAGGAAGGCATTCGCAAGACAGGCTTGTCTGTGATGTCGCTTGCTGCCAACAAGCCTCTGCACTTGCCCGACACGGTGGCAAGCGAAGAAGAACGTAAGGACGCTTTTGATCGTACACTTGGCACAGGCAGGCTGTTCTTGTTCGATCACTTCGGCAGCACCAGCACAGATAATATTGTCAACCGTGTTCGCTACATGGCGAAGGCTCTCAATTGCAAATACATTGTTGTCGATCACATCTCTATCATTGTGTCCGCGCAAGACAATGGTGATGAGCGCAAAGCCATTGATGAGATAATGACAAAACTTCGCATGCTTGTGCAAGAAACTAACGTTGCGTTGTTTGTTGTGTCACATCTGAAGCGTCCGAATGGAGTTGGACACGAAGAAGGCGCTGCAACATCTCTTGCACAGCTTCGCGGCAGCGGCTCCATTGCACAACTCAGTGACATAGTGTTGGGTGCAGAGCGTAATGGACAAGACGACGATGTGACAAAGCGTAACACTACATATCTTCGCGTTTTAAAGAACAGATTCAGCGGACTCACCGGACCTGCATGTTCGTTGCTGTACACTAAGGAGACAGGACGCATGCTAGAGTACACTCCACCACCTGACGATGAGGAAGACGATGTTCTCTGACATTTTCTATAGAACAACAACTTTTCTTTCAGAATGACGATGTTCTCTGACATTTTCTACATGTGGCTACTCATTGTCATGCTCATCCTGAAGCAGTTTGGGGTGTAGCATGGAGTTGCTTGCCAATATCATCCACTTCCTTCTAACACTTCTTGAACTCTTCAGGATATTTTGATGGACTACATCTATGATCTGGAAACATACGGTAACACATTTACATTCTGCGCTGTCTCGGCAGATAAGTCGGAGTCTGTGCAATTTGAATGCTCTCCTCGAAAGAATCAAATCGGAGATATATTTGCGTTCCTTGATCGGCTTCACGAACATGGAAATCGCATGGTCGGCTTCAATAATATTGGCTTTGATTATCCTATCCTCCATGACCTTCTAAGTGTTCGTGATAAAGCCACTACTGTTGGTGGCAAAGCCGTAGCTGTACGTGCCTACAAGAAGGCGATGAGCCTCATCAAGAGCGAAGAGAAGTTTGAACACATCATTCGCACCGCTGATGAATACGTGCCGCAGATTGATCTGTACAAGATACATCACTTCGACAATAAGGCTAGAGCAACTTCTCTGAAGATGCTTCAGTTTAATATGAAGAGTGACACCATCGAGGACTTGCCCTTCGATGTTGGCAGTGACTTGACATCAGATCAGATCGACACGCTGCTCAAATATAATATGCACGATGTTGTTCGCACTCTCGACTTCTACAACGAAAGCTTGAGCGCGATTAAGTTTCGTGAAGAGTTGACACAGAAGTATGGGCGTAACTTCCTCAATCACAACGACACCAAGATTGGGAAAGACTACTTCATCATGCGTCTTGAAGAGGCACTGCCGGGTAGCTGCTACAAGTATGACGGTAAGAAGCGTTCCATCAATCAGACGAAGCGCAAGCACATCAACATCAAAGACTGCCTCTTCGACTATTATTACTTCCAGCGTCCAGAGTTTAAGGCTGTATTCAATTGGTTTGCGAAGCAGAAGATAACGGAAACCAAAGGCGTCTTCTCTGAGATTGATGAAGCTGCGTTGGGTGATGTAGCCCAATATGCAGCGCTGTACACAAAGCGTAAGAAGTTTGCGCGTGTGCCTTCGTTTGAAGACATTGACGAGTTCAAGAAAGAACATCCTCTCGGTTGGGTTGAGAAGGTGGAGTTGAAGGCTAAGAAGAAAGGCGAAACTCAATACAGCCATTGGATGTGCTGGAAAGAAGCTGACAACCTGAACGTAGTTGTTGACGGCTTCCGCTTTGACTTTGGCACTGGTGGCATTCATGGCAGCGTAGAGAACACCATCGTTGAGTCTGACGATGAATATGTCATCATCGATGCTGACGTTGCTTCGATGTATCCCAACGTAGCCATTGCCAATCGTGTCTATCCAGAACATCTCTCGGACAAGTTCTGCGACATCTACGAAGACGTCTACGAACAACGCAAGAGCTACCCCAAAGGCACCGCTGAGAACGCGATGCTGAAGCTGGCATTGAATGGTGTGTACGGAGACAGCAACAACCAGTACAGCCCCTTCTACGACCCTCAGTACACAATGTCGATCACCATCAATGGTCAACTGAGCCTATGCAATCTGGCAGAGCAACTGCTGCAGATTCGTGGGTTGCGTCTGATACAGGTGAACACTGACGGCATCACGGTGTTGTGCCCGCGTAAGTATCGACGCTGGTATGACACCAAGTGCAAGATATGGCAAGAGAACGTAGGACTGCAGCTTGAGTTTGTTGAGTATTCGAAGATGCTGCTGCGTGACGTCAACAACTACATTGCTGTCTACACTGATGGCAAGGTGAAGCGTAAGGGTGCCTATCAGTACAAGGGATTGGGATGGCATCAGGATCAGGGTGGACTCATCATCCCCAAAGCTGCTGAAGCTCACATGCTTGACGGTGTAGACATAGAAAGCTACATTCGTCAGCATACTGACAACATCTATGACTACGTGATGCGTACTAAGGTGCCGCGTAGCAGCAAGCTGGTGTTGGTTGGTGAAGACGGTGTAGAAGTGCAGCAGCAGAACATCTGTCGCTATTACGCCAGCACCAGCGGTGGCAAGCTTGTGAAGATAATGCCGCCGATAACACCAGATGGTGAGCCTCGACGCATTGGTGTAGACACTGAGTACACGGTGAAGACCTGCAACAACATTGCCGACTTCAACAAGGACGACATTGACTACAGCTACTACGTAGCCGCTGCCAAGAAGTTGCTGATTAACAACACCGATGTTGACCAAGAAGTTGCTACCTACCTATAATGTGTAGCTAACACGAAGCCACACCGTGTTCAATTGTGTGGCACATCAAAGGAAATGAAATGGCTGAAATGCAAAGCGTGAAGATTAAGGCTGATGTCATGTGGGCACAGCTTGACAAAGCTAATGAGATGAGCGGCAAGTTTCAAATCAACTTGTGCAATCTCTCTGAAGCTGCTGTCGTTGCTCTGGAAGAGATGGGCATCACCGTTGCTGAGAAGGAAGGACAAGGCAGGTGTATTACTTGCAAGTCCAGCATGCCCATCAAGGCATTCGACGCTGACGGTGTCGAGCTATCTGGTGTCAAGATTGGCAACGGCAGCAAAGCCAAAGCCATCATCACCGCTTACGAGTGGAAGTATAAGAACAAGAAGGGTGTGTCGCCTTCGTTGAAGAAGCTTGTCATCACCGATCTCGTTGAGTATGGTGGCGGCAGTGCAGACCTAGACGACGAAGAAGTGTTGTAATGAAAGCGCTCCTTGATGCCGATACGATGGCGTACAGGAGCGCTGCTGCTTGCAAAGACGAAAGCGTCCGTACAATGACTCTAACATTAGATAGCATTGTAACGGACGCTTTGTTATCATGCGACACTGATGTTAGATATTATGACAAGTGGCAGCTATACCTAACGGGCAGCAACAACTTCAGAAAACAAGTATCTGCTGAATACAAAGCCAACAGGACAGCGCCAAAGCCTGAGCATCTGCCAGCAGCACGACAGCATCTCATTGAACAATGGGGTGCTGTAGTTGCTGAAGGAGAAGAAGCTGATGATGCCATTGCCATTGAAGCTACAAAGCTCAATGGAGACTTTGTCATCGTGAGCATCGACAAAGACTTCAAGCAGATACCGGGCTACCATTACAACTTCGTCAAGCGTGAACACTTCTTCGTCACTCCAGAAGAAGGACTTCGATTTCTGTACATGCAGATATTGATGGGCGATACAGCCGACAACGTCATTGGACTAAAAGGCATCGGTCCTAAGAAAGCTGAAGCTGCGTTGGCTGAATGCAAGACGGAACAGGAAATGGCTGATGTCTGTTACGAAATGTATACAGATGTTGACAAAGTAAGACAAAACGGAACATTGCTCTATCTTCGTAGAAAGGAAAACGAACTGTGGACACCACCTACCCCGTCCAAGAAGGAAGAAAGTTTGACGAAGGCAAGCCCCGATACGGCTTGCTGAAGCCTGAAGCTTTGGAAGAAGTGGTGAAGGTGTTGACGTATGGAGCGCAGAAGTATAGTGCCGACAATTGGAAGCATGTCGAAGGCATGCGTGAGCGTTACTTCGATGCCTCTCAGCGTCACGTATGGGCGTATAAGCGTGGAGAAATCCACGATGTGGAGTCAGGGTATCAGCATCTGGCGCATGCCATTTGCAACCTGATGTTTCTGTTGCAATCTCAAATTGATGAAAGACAACCCTTCTAAGCGTAATGGTGGTTTGTGGACGGAAGCGAAGTTTCGCAGCTTTGTCATCAGTGCGTTACGTGCTGCCTCCCGTCGCTGGCCTGTCAAATGGGCTGTGTTGAAAGATGCTTTTGCTGGCAAGTCTGTCAATAAAAAGACAGGCAAGTTTGCACAGCACTATCGATGTGCCCATTGCCGTGCCAATTTCCCTGCTGCCGATGTGGTTGTTGATCACATCAATCCTGTCGTGGATACAATGAAGGGCTTCACTACATGGGACGAATACGTCGAACGCATGTTTGTTGAAGCTGATGGGTTGCAAGTGTTGTGTAAAGGCTGTCACAAAGAAAAGACAGCAACCGAAAGAAAGGAACGGAAAAATGTACGATCTAAAAGTTGATGATGAAGTGTTTGATAGCCTTGTTGTTAGTTACTTGAAGAGTCAAGTGGCAATGGTTCTTCAGGAAAACGAGCACATGACACATCCTGAAGACAAGGCATACAACACGCATCTGTTGCCTGCCTTGCTCACTGTCATCAAATACTTCAGCATTCCTAATGAATATGATAGATATATTCATCAGGTATTTGGTAGCAATGATGATGATGACGAGCAACTGTCGTTTAAGTTTGATGAGGATGACAATCGGCACCCCGGATTTCATTACACTGCGAAAGGAGATGACGAATGATTGTTGAGCTTGTTGAAGAACACGCAGATGGCAGCGCCACCTACACCATCAGCGACATTACCAAAGAAGAGCATGATAGCCTCATGCGCTTTGCCATCATGGAAGCGTTGAAGAACGCGATCAAGGAAGGCGAGAAATATAAGGTTGACTCACTAGAAAGCAAAGATGAAAGTAACGACGGTTTGGAAAACACCTGATGGTGAACGTCTTATCGCGTACATGGCGCGAGTGTCCAATCCTGCAAATCAAGCCAATGAGAAATATGCTGGTCTGATTAAATATCTAATCAAGCATAAGCATTGGTCACCATTTGAGATGGTGAATGTATGCATGGAAATTGAATGCACTCGCGACATTGCACGACAAATCTTGCGACACAGAAGCTTTTCGTTTCAGGAGTTCAGTCAACGCTATGCTGTCGCTGACGGCTATGAGTTTTCTGAGCCTCGCCTGCAAGACGAAAAGAATCGACAGAACAGCATTCCTGTTGAAGACAGGGAGATGATGAGGTTCTGGGAAGAACAACAACGAAATGTGTTGAAGGCTGCAAAGACTGCATACGAAAACGCATTGAATGCTGGTGTTGCAAAGGAAGTGGCACGTAAGGTGTTGCCTGAAGGATTGACAACAAGTCGGATGTATATGAATGGAACGCTCCGTAGCTGGATGCATTACATTCAAATCCGAACTGGCGTCGAGACACAGAAGGAACATCGCGACATCGCTCTTGCTTGCGAGAAAGAACTGATGCTACATTTTCCTTGGGTAATGGAGGCTTTGAATGAGTTTCGATGAGTATCAAGAGAAGGCATGGGCTTGTGCAATGCCGACAGCAAAGACCACACAGTATTTGGTGCCGGGTCTAGCTGGAGAAGTTGGAGAAGTGAGCAGCTTGTTTGCTAAGTCTCAACGTGACGGCAATGCTCTTGATCATGCTTCTGTTGCCAAAGAACTTGGTGATGTGCTGTGGTTTGTGTCTACGCTAGCGTTCTATCACGGGTTATCACTTGCTGATATTGCTGAAGCTAACATCGAAAAGCTTGAAAGCCGTCAAAAGCGTGGGGTAATTGGTGGCAGCGGTGACAATCGCTAGAGTTTTGGTATAACATCTGCCCCCAGCGCCGACCTCGCGTCGGCGTTGTCGTCTTCAACAAAGGAAAAACATGGAAAATATTGCAACGCCTTGGTCAACCATCGGGCTGATTACTTACAAGCGCACTTATGCTCGACGATTGAATGAGGCAGATGTAAATAGCCCAACGGAGGAGTGGATCGACACTGTCAACCGTGTTGTTAATGCCGCCAACAACCAGCTTGGCTGCAACTTCACCGACGACGAACAACAACGTCTTCGCAACTATCTGCTGCAACTGAAGGGAACTGTAGCCGGTCGCTTCCTGTGGCAACTTGGCACAGACACCGTTGGTCGCCTCGGCTTGTCGTCGCTGCAAAACTGCGCCTTCACCGTCGTTGACAAGCCTGTAGAGCCGTTTACGTGGGCTATGGACTTGCTGATGCTGGGTAGCGGTGTAGGCTACAACATCCAGCGTGAGAACGTAGACAAGCTGCCTCCGGTCAACGAAGACTTCAAGGTACCTAAGCGTGTTGACAGCGCAGACGCTGACTTCATTGTTCCCGACAGCCGTGAAGGATGGGTAGCATTGCTTGGCAAGACGCTTAAAGCAGCCTTCCTTGCACACAAGAGCGGCAAGCAGACCTTCACCTACTCTACACAACTCATTCGCTCTAAGGGCGCTCCTATCAAGGGCTTTGGTGGCACTGCCAGCGGTCCTGAAGATTTGGTGTGGGGCATCAACGAGATTGGTAAGGTAATTGAGAAACGCGCTGGCAAGAAGATCAGGCCCGTTGATGCTCTCGACATGATGAACATCATTGGCGCTGTCGTTGTTGCTGGCAATGTTCGTCGCTCTGCACAGATTGCCATTGGCGATCCTGATGACGTCGAATATCTGCTTGCAAAGCGCTGGGACATGGGCAACATTCCGTCATGGCGGGCGATGTCAAACAACAGCGTTGTCTGTAATGATGTGACTGACCTTCACGAATTCTTCTGGGATGGCTATGAAGGCAAGGGTGAGCCTTACGGACTCATCAATCTGAAGCTGTCTCGCAAGATTGGATTGCTTGGTGACACTCGCTATCCCGATCCGAAGGTGCAGGGCTACAATCCGTGTGCTGAACAGAGCCTTGCTGACAAAGAAACTTGTTGCCTTGCTGAAATCTTCCTACCCAACATCTCTTCATACGAAGAATTTGTTGACGTAGCGAAGCTGCTCTATCGTGTCAACAAGCATTCGCTGGCTCTGCCGTGCCATCTGAAGACGACAGAAGAAATTGTGCATGCCAACATGCGCATGGGCATCGGCATCACTGGTGTCATGCAATGCACTGAAGAGCAGAAGGGATGGCTGCGTAAGGCATACGAAGAGCTTCGTCAGTTTGACAAGCAATACAGCGAAGACAACAACTTCCCCATCTCGGTGAAGCTGACGACGGTGAAGCCGTCTGGTACGCTGTCTCTGTTGCCCGGTGTCACTCCCGGCTGTCATCCTGCGTATGCTCGTTACATGATCCGGCGTATCCGCATCAGCAGCAATCATCCGCTGGTGCAAGTGTGTCGTGATCACAACTATCACGTTGAGTATCAACAGAACTTCGACGGCAGCGAAGATCGCAGCACGGTGGTGGTGTCATTCCCGTTCCGTCATCCCGATCACGCTGTGCTGGCTAAGGACATGACAGCGCTGGATCAGCTTGAAACCATCAAGTGGCTGCAGGAAAACTGGAGTGACAACAGCGTTAGCTGCACTGTCTACTACCGCAAGGAAGAGCTTCCTGAGATTCGCAAATACTTGAAGAAGTATTACAAGAATGCTCATAAGAGCTTGTCGTTCTTGCTGCATAGCGAACACGGATTTAAGCAGGCTCCGTTGGAAGAAATTACGAAGGAAGAATATGAAGCATTGGTTGCTTCGACAAAGCTGATTACGCATGTTGAAGAAGCTAATATTGGCCTTGAGGACGATTGCGCCACCGGAGCATGCCCCGTCCGGTAATACACTGGTGATATAACAAAGCCGCTGCTGGGAAACCTTCAGCGGCTTTTTCACATGAAAGGTGTTAATGAAACGTGCAGCAAAGACCGTTGCAGAACGTGTTAAGAAAGAGAAGTTCATTCGTTTTGATTTTCCGATGTTGTCTGCCAGAAACGAAAAGCAGAAACAACTCATTCACTCCCTCAACCACAACACACTCGTAGCTGCAACGGGTAGTGCAGGTACAGGCAAAACCATCATTGCCTGCTGGCATGCCGCCTACAAGCTTCACATTGGTGAAGTACGTAGGGTGATACTGA